CACGTAGATTGCCACCTGGCGCATCTACATCTTTGAATTCACCAGGTTGAATTGGAGAAGCCTCATCTCTAACACGCACCCCTCTTTGTTTGAAACCAGCAGGTAGGTTTGACAAAGTTCCTGCATCTAATAATTGGCGGAGAGCGACTGTTGCAGTTCTGCTCAATCCGCCAATCATGTGTATTAATCCAAATCCGTAGAATCCTAGTCCTGGCAGAAATTTAAAGTGGACAAAATATTGGACCCTTTGTTTCTTTGGATCATTGGGCGCATAGTTCCTTCTTATCGAAAGAACCGTTCCGCTACCTTCTTCAACAGTTACGATGTAAGGTAGCTTGATACCAGTCGGCTCGCCGTCTGGACCAATGTCTTCGAAGCCTTCTAAATCTAGATCTACGTGACACTCAAGAAGAGTATACATAGGAATTTGTTTTCCAGATTTTTTAGTGCCTTCTAATTCTTTTTCTTTTTTTGAAACTTCATCATTAACAACCATGCCTGGTGATGTTAACTCTACATCAGCATAGAAACCTGCTACTTGTTGTTTTCTTAAATCATTCTCAGATATTTTTAAAACGTGAATAATAGCTTCAGCTTCTGCTAAACTGTTTGCTGTGTAAGGTACGATTAAATCATCGGCAGGTACAAATTTAGATACTGCTCTACCTAATAAATCATCGTAGTAAACTTTTTTAAATGTGGATCCTGCAAGAGGTAAATGAAATAACATTGAGTCAAACTCTGGCTCGTATTCTGTCATCTGATCCATGATTTGATAATTCATGAAATCTTTTACACGTTCAGCTTGTTGCTGCTTTCCAGGATTGTTAACTCCTAAGATCTGTGTTCTTACTGGGCCATCTGATGGTAATAGCTCTTTGTATGCTGTAGCTTGAAACTGTGTAACAGCTTCTGCTAGCACAGGGTGCGTGGCACCTGAAGCTCCTTGAAATGGCTCCGTTCTATTTTCGTATTTAAATCCTAATAGGTCAAGTCCATCTGTGTAAGATTTTTCCCAATCTTTTCTAGACATCTTATAATCAACATAATTATTTTTTAATTCAGAACCTAGGGGTTCTAAAATATCTTCAGGTAAAATATCTGCTAGATTATCAAAATGTTTTTCTGTGCCAGGTATATTAATTGCACCTGGTTCAAAATCTATGGTCGCACCGCCATCCTCTTCAGGAATAACTTCTACGGGTGCTTGCTCTTTTATTTCTTCCTTTACCTCGACCTCTTCGCCCGGAACTTTAATTTGGGTACGAGTGTTAGGAAGTCCTTTATCTATATCTGCCATTTAAACTCCTACGGTTTCTTAACATATTTTAATGCAGAAAACAAACCCTCTGGTCCATCTGGTGTGGGTCCTGATTCTGGCGCTGGGCCTGATGATTTACCTGCCATTTTCATAATACCACCCCCTGCTTTTTCTTGCCTGAAATTATCTGCAAAGTATTCTGTTTTTATTTGATCATCTACTGCTTGTTTAAAATCGCTCACAGGAAATAAACTTAAATCTATATTTGGGTCTTGTTTTAATAATTCTTGTTTTAATGCATCTTCACTGACACCTGGAAACTTTTGTTGCATCTCTGCAATTCTTGCTTCTCTTCTTAATCTGTCGGCATATTCGCCTTGTGCTAGAAAAGGTGCTTTTCTTCTACCACGTTCCGCCATAGCAAAGTCTTCACCTTTTGCAAACTCTTTTGCACGCTCTGCTTCAAGATCAACTCTCAACTTTGGACCTAACGCAAGGTTTAATATAGATTCACCAAAAGCTTGCTTAAGTGGCATACCAGTTTCAAGTGCTTTGTCTGCAATCATTAAACCTTCAAAACCAACTTCTCCTGCGATAGCCGCTGGTCCTGCAACATTCTTAACGAACCTAGCTGCTTGCAAAGCTTTGCCTCCAACATTAGTTGGAAGTCTTGCAGTTTCTTGCTCCACTATTGATGCTGTTTTAATTGGATCTTGTCTAATAGCTTCTGCACATGTATTCGATAAACCACCTGCTTTAAGAGCGTTACATATTTTTCCTTGAGCACCTGAAGGTAATTGGTCCACAGTCTTAATAAGGTTTCTAATTCCACCAACTTGATCTTGTATTAATTTTCTACCTTGAGGTGTTTTATTTAGTTGTTGAAAATAAGATTTAAATCTTTCTGGTTGAGTTTCTCCTTTAAAACCTTTTGCAAAAGTTAATTGTCCATCAACAATTTTGTAAGGTTGCTTTAAATTTTTAAATTGAGGATAAGCCTCAGTTGTTAATTCATTTAGTCTAGCTAAACTTTTTGTAACATTTTTGCCTTGATTAATATTATTAATTAAAGCTTTTCTTTTAACAGAATAACCTCCAAGTCCAGCGGCAACGTTTTGCCGTTGTGTGCCACCGATTAAATTTTCAGCTACTTGTTTTGCAAACACTTTATCTTTAGGATTTCTAACCGCTTCTGATATGCCATATAAGTGGTCCATGCTATATCTTAATTCAAGAGGTAGTCCGTCTACATTTAATATTTTTTTTAAAGCTCTTTGTTCTTTACCCATTTCTTTTCTAATTGGAATGCCTGTTATCTTTTCTAATTTTTTTACATTTTCCATGTATTTTAAAGATGTTTGTGCAACTTTATCTCTATAGGCAGAATAATTTTTAAATCTGTTACCAAAAATTTTTTGTTTCATTTGATTTTCTAAACCAGTGTCTGTCCCTAATATAAAAGCCACGTCAGAATTTTTTCCTAAAAATTTATTTAGTTCATCTATTTTAGATTGAGTGAAACCAGCTGTTCGACTTTTATCAATTAAAACAGTTTTAAAATAATTATTAATATCTTTTTTTAGTTCAGGATTTACATCTATTTGTCCAGCATAAAATAACCTTCTATAAAATCTATCTTTTTCAAGTTCGCTACTTTGTAATAAGGCCTCATCAAACATAGAAAAAAATTTTTTATTAGGGACAGTTTGTTTATCCTTACCACTTCCAGCACCTCTAAATCTAGCGGTAGGTGATGGAAGATCTCCTGCTTGCGCTAAACGATTATTCTTAAATTCTGTTTTTTGTGTTTTTTTCCAATCTTTTTTTAGATCTTTTAAAAATTTATCTTTGTCTCTAACTTCGTAATTTTTAAAATTATTATCTAACCAAACCTTAAGCCAACCATCTATTTGTGATCTTTGTTCTAAGTTTTTTAATCTTGTGGCCTCTCCCCCGGCTTCTCCTCTATAGCTTCCTGGTTCATCAACCAAACCACGCTTTGGTGTTTCCACAGATCCACCGATTGCAAAACCTAATTCCTTCTCAATAAGCTCTTGTGATTCTTTACCAAGATACTGTTTTATTTTTTCGTAGTTTATCTTTTTTCTTTTCTTAATTTCTTCTGGTGGTTTTCTCTTAGGTAGAACGTTTTTATTTGATACTGAACCACCGCCATTAAAATTTACAGAACCGCCACTGTTAAACCCTGGACGAGTTAGGTATGCCATCATCTCGTTGTAATGTTTTACTTTCATTATTCTCCTAATAGACCTGCTAATCCGCCATCTGCATAATCATCGGACTCAGGTAAATTAACTTTAGACTTGCTCGTTTCTTGTTTTCCTACACCCGCAAACTCATCAAGGTTTTCTGTGCCGGTATCTATACCTTCTTCAAAATCTTTTGTATAACTTCCGTCTTGGTTTGATCTGTATTTAACTTCACCCGCTTCAAAATCAGCAGGTGGTTTAGGGTTCATTTCATCAGGTACACCTTTTTTAAATTCATAACCGCCTCTCATACCTTGGTCAGTATCAAAATCTAATTGTATTCTATCGCCTTCGCCTTCAACTGTTAACTCTATGTCAGGTCTGTCAGGGTGTCTGTAAGTTTTTACATCACCTGTTTTTTTAACAAACTGACTATCAACCACTTGTCCTTCTCTTAAAATTTTTTCTACAAGTTTAGGAAAGTGTTCTGGCATTTCTGCTGTTGGTGTAATAATAGGTGCTGCCCCTTTTACTACCTTTGTAGTCTTTGCAAGTTTACCTACAACAGGGAATGAAGCTAGTGCTGCCATAATTTTTAAGAATGTTCTTCTAGACATACCGCCGTCAGCAAAACTTATTCTGCCACCGTCAGCGTTTAATTTTCTGCCTTGTCCTTTTGTTTTTAAATTTTTAAGAATCGTTTCAAGTTCCATGATGCTTGAATCGATCATATCAGAATCTAAACCTCTAAACCTACCACTTTGAGTTTTATCTACAAACTCTGTTTTAAACAGTGAGTCTGCAACTTCTTCCATAGCATCTTTATTAGAGCTTGGCTCTAAACCTTTTATTAATTTTTTGTCTGCTTTCAGTGATTCTAAAACTTGTTCTAAATAATCTATTCTAGCTTGATCAGGATTAAATCCTTGCTTCTCTGCAAAAAATTTCATTTGTTTTGGTACTTTCATTTCTTTTAAACCTTGCGATCCTTTTTTACCTACACCCTCGCTTAAAAATTGTAGAAGTCTTCTAAGTGCAACACCGCCGGCTGCCATCTCTTCTCTTGGCTCACCTAACATATAAGCTAGACCACCGCCTTCTTTCTTTGTTCTTTTGTTAAAGTCTTCGAACATTTGTTTAAGTTTTTTTCTACCACCTCTATCCTTTGGTGCTTTACCTTTTTGAATTATATCTTTGCCAAATTTCTTTTTTAGTTTAGCAAGAGCTCCTGCAAGACCGCCACCTGCCATATCATCAGGTTTGCTATTAGCTTCTTTCATAATTTCATCCAACTCTTTTAATCTTTTTTCTCTGTCAGCTTTAGGCATATTTTTATATTTACCTTTTCTTCCAATAACACTTGAAGCTTCTTTCATGGCTTCTATGCCAGATATTTTACCGCCTTGAATAACTTTAGGTTCAAAACCTTTAAAATTATCTAGCGCTGTTTTAAAACCAGAACCTTGAAGAGCAGCTTGATCATCTGGGTTCAAAGGTATATTTCTTCTCATCTTATCAAAAATTCTTTCAATACCTTGAGCAGCTTTTTGTCTGGCTTCGGTATCTCTAATTTTCTTTTGATTAATTTCTTCTAAAACTCTAGCTAGATCATCTTCATTTTTTATGGCTTTGTCTGCAGACACAGGATTGTATCCACCTTCTTTTAGTCTTTTAAATATTGCTTGCATTCCTCTTTCAACTCTTTCTTCGCTTGGAAGAGATATAACTTTTGAACCTGGTCCGGACTCTGTAAGAGTCATTCTCTTACGAGCAAGATTGTAAATGATATCTATAACTTTTCGAGCCATTAATAATACGTCCTAGGTTTAGGGTCTTTGGGTTCATCAATGTAATCTTCAGGGTGGCCAATTAGTCCGCCTTGTCTGAATCTCATAATGGCTTGTGTTGTAGAGTCCACAAGGTCGTCGTGATCACCGTTTGGAAATGCTGCACATTCCTCGATCACCTCCTCTGCAAATTTCTGATCTGGCGCCCATATCATTCCAGACTCGAAAAGAGGTGCTACGGCGTTTACTCTAGCATGTTTATCATTTCCCTTACTAGGTGTAAAGTTAATAACTGGGATGTTCATCTGCCTAAGCTCATAGGTCAGCGGTAGTCCTGATGCTTTGGCCTCGACAATAACAGACTCAGGCCTCCAATAATCGTATTGCTGTAGAGCTAATCTCCTAAGTTCTGGAAACTCATACCTGCCTTTGATAGCATCTAATAGTATTAGATTAGCTGGACTATCTTCGTTTGGATAAAAAATACCCCATGTTGTAATGGCTGAGTAATCCGCAGTTTCTTTTTTCAAGAATGCTGTATCGTAAGATTGTATCACATGTTGTAGAGGTGGTATCTCTTCTTTGTCGTACACGTTCCACCATTCACGTTTCAAGATTGCACCTTCTT